GATACGACGATCTTATGTCAACTTAATGTAATGCTTTAAGTCTACATTCAATCTGCATCTGAGCCGTTTACATATAGCTGGTTGACATTCAGAGGGAGGGGGGCTGGGCCTTGGGATCTCCTTTAAGAAATACGTAGGCATTAAGAACAATTTTTATTTTTTATTTTTTCGTGCTAAAAGTTTTATTATGTTTGAAAGCCTACCTTATGAGCCGCGCAAAATCGAAGCCACCGAAGCGGTGCTTGAGCGCATCTATCTCGCCGCCCGCAAAGGGCTGAAAGGCGACACGCTCGCCTACGCCGCTGGCATGACGCCAACCGAATATCGACGGCTGGTGCAGTTCGACCCCATCGCGGAATATGCCGAACAGAAGGGCCGCGCTGAAAATGAAGCCGAGTTAGCGCAGGTTATGCAGACCGCCGCGTTAGACGGAGATACTAAGGCCGCAATGGATTTGCTTCGCCATGTGCATAAGTGGAGCGCGCCGCAATCGGTGCAAATACAGGTGGATCAGAAAATATCTATCACTCATGCTTTGGAACAGGCGAAAGCTAGGATTATAGATGGATTTGTGCTAGATAGTGCAGAGGCCGCCGATGGTGAGACATCAGACGGCCTCCTAACTAACCGTGAAACGGACGGCAGCTATGACACTAATTACCGCACAAGAAGTCCGGCGTCTACTGAACTATGATGCTGAAACTGGTCTATTCACTAATCGTGTATTTCGAGGTTTGAGAGCGCTAGAAGGCGCTAACGCCGGAAGTCTAACATCTGGCGGCTACATAGAAATTTCTATCCGTCGACGTAAATACGCCGCGCATCGTTTGGCTTGGCTGTATGTTTACGGTGAATGGCCTCGACATAACGTAGACCACATAAACAGAATAAAGACGGATAACCGCATTTCTAATCTGCGCGATGTAACGCAAATTGAAAACGGGCAGAATAAATCGCTTCATTGCAATAATACGTCTGGGGTCACCGGCGTAGATTGGCACCGCAAGAATAAACGCTGGCGAGTAAGAATACGCGTTAATTGGCAAAGTATTAACTTAGGCTATTATGTTAAGCTATCTGACGCCATTGAGGCCCGAAAATCCGCCGAGTTAAAATACCACCCTTACAGGCCGCGATAATGCAAGAACCTAGATACGACGCTGATGGCGAAATGCGACTGATGGCGGCCTTGTGGTCGCCTCAAGTCGCCAATGATCCTTTGGCCTTTGTGCGGATGGCTTTTCCATGGAAACAACCGGGAACGCCACTGGAGCATTTTGACGGGCCTAGAAAGTGGCAACGCGACATTCTTATCGACATGCGCGAACACATCAAAGCAAACGATGGGCGCATAGACTTTGAAATGTTCCGACTGGCCGTGGCGTCTGGCCGTGGTATTGGCAAGTCAGCTTTGGTGTCGTGGATTATCTTATGGTTCTTATCCACGCGCATCGGGTCTACAACGGTCGTATCAGCCAACTCAGAGGCGCAGCTTCGATCGGTCACTTGGTCGGAACTGACTAAATGGTCGGCCATGTCGATCAATAGCCATTGGTTTGAAACAAGCGCCACCAAGCTCACGCCGGCTAAATGGCTGGCGGAATCAGTCGAACGAGATCTGAATAAAGGCACTCGATACTGGTATTGCGAGGGGCGTCTTTGGAGTGAGGAACGGCCGGATAGTTTTGCCGGTATCCATAACCATGACGGCGTGCTGTTGATATTCGATGAGGCAAGCGGCATCCCAGACGCTATTTGGTCGGTAAGCAATGGATTTTTTACTGAGAACACGCCTAATCGGTTTTGGTGCGCGTTTTCTAACCCTCGCCGTAATAGCGGGACGTTTTATGAGTGCTTCAATAGCAAGCGCGAATTCTGGTCGACTCGCATAATTGACGCCCGCACGGTCGAAGGCACGGATAAAAACCTCTACGACCAGATAATCGCGGAATATGGCGAGGATAGCTATCAAGCCGCCGTCGAAGTGCGCGGCGCGTTCCCCAATGCGTCCGACGATCAGTTCATAGGATCGGCGCTTGTGGACGCGGCTATGGAGCGCGAGCGCTGGAACGACCCGACCGCGCCCATCATCATCGGCGTTGACCCCGCCCGTTTTGGGGCTGACTCGACCGTTATAGCCGTTCGGCAAGGCCGCGACATCATAGCCATCAAACGGCATAAGGGAGCCGATACGATGGAAGTGGTTGGCCATGTCATCACCGCCATCGAGAATTATCAGCCGGCGCTTGTGGTAGTGGACGAAGGCGGTCTAGGGGCCGGCGTTGTGGATCGGCTGAAAGAGCAGAGGTATAAAATCAAGCCGGTCAATTTCGGCGCGGGGTCTAAGAACCGAGCGGCCTTCGGCAATAAACGGTCGGAAATGTGGAATGATATGCGGCTATGGCTCCAAACCGCGTCTATTCCTAAGGATAAATTCCTAAAATCTGATTTAACCGGCCCTATGGCTAAACCGGATTCTTCCGGCCGGATCTTTCTGGAATCAAAAAAAGACATGAAAGCGAGGGGGCTGGCCTCACCAGACGCCGCTGACGCTATCGCCGTGACGTTCGCGTATCCGGTCGCGCATCGCGAGGCGAGGCCAGTGGACAATAGGCCACGCATGTCCTATGGTGGCAACGCAGCCTCTTCAGGATGGATGGGACACTAGATGGTATCGCTGTCAGTAGGGCGTGGCGAGAAGCTGTCGACTAAGGCGGGCGCTGGTCTGACCGCCAAGGGCCGTCAGAAATACAATGCCGCGACGGGCAGCAAGCTGAAGCCGCCGGCTCCTAATCCTAAGACTAAGGCCGACGAGGGCCGCAAGAAGTCGTTCTGCGCGAGAATGTCCGCAGTAGCAGCAAAAGCTAAAAATGGCGAACGCGCTAAAGCTAGTTTACGGAGATGGAAATGCCCGTAAAGAAACCCGGAAGCCCCGGATTGTATGCTGCGATCCACGCCAAACGGGCGCGCATCAAAGCCGGGTCGGGCGAGAAGATGCGCAAGCCGGGCGCAGAGGGCGCACCGACCGCCAAGGCGTTCAAGCAGTCAGCTAAAACGAGGAAGAAATAATGCCGCTAGTCAAGTCATCCTCTAAGGCCGCGTTCCGCACGAACGTCAAAAAAGAAATCGCCGCCGGTAAGCCGCCAAAACAGGCCGTCGCCATCGCGTATTCGACCAAGCGCGCCGCAGCAAAGAAGAAGAAATAATGGCTTCTGATGACGTAATCGCCGCTGGCAAAGTCTCCGACAACCCAGACGATGACCGTCTGGCCACAATGCGTCACCGTTTTACGGTGGCGCAGGCCGCTTATAGCGACTCACGTGAGGACGAGCTGGACGACCTGCGGTTCATGGCGGGCTCGCCTGATAACGCTTGGCAATGGCCGGCGGACGTGCTGGCGACACGCGGCGCGGTGCAGGGTCAGACGATCAACGCGCGGCCGTGCCTGACGATCAACAAGCTGCCGCAGCACGTGCGCCTCGTGACGAACGAGCAACGCCAGAACCGTCCGACCGCCCGCGTCATCCCCGCCGATGAGAACGCCGACCCGGAGGTTGCGGAGATCTTCGACGGTATCGTGCGGCACATTGAGTATATGTCCGACGCCGACGTTGCCTATGACACGGCTTGCGATAACCAGGTCACATACGGCGAAGGCTATATCCGCATCCTGACGGAATACACGAAAGAAGACTCTTTCGAGCAGGACATCCGCATCGCGCGCGTCCGTAGCAGCTTCAGCGTCTACATGGACCCGATGATCCAAGACCCGTGCGGTCAGGACGCAAACTGGTGCTTTATCACGGAAGACATTCCAAAGGCCGAATACGAGCGCATGTATCCCGACGCCACTCCTGTGACCGGCATGATGAGTCAGGGTGTGGGCGATCAGACGCTCAGCATGTGGGTCAGCCAAGAGACTGTCCGCATCGCTGAGTATTTTTACATTGATACAAAGCGCGCCACTCTTAACCTTTACCCGGACAACATCACGGCGTTCGATGGCACGCCAGAGGACAAACGGCTGAAGGCTGTCTATGGCAAGCCGCTGCGTAGCCGTGAGAGCGACCGTCGCCGGGTCATGTGGATCAAGACCAACGGCTACGAGGTGCTGGAAGAGCGCGAATGGGCGGGTAAATACATCCCCGTCATCCGCGTCATCGGCAACGAGTTCGAGGTCGACGGTCAGATCTACATCAGCGGTCTTGTGCGCAACGCTAAAGACGCGCAGCGCATGTATAACTCTCT